CGCCGTTGCACCTGTACCGCCGTTGGCAACAGCTAAAGTTCCAGCGGTAGTAATTGTTCCAGACCCAGTAATTGGGCCACCGCTGTAAGTAAGACCTGTTGATCCTCCAGCCATCTGAACAGAGGTAACTGTGCCTGACGATGACGCTGTAGGATTAGCATTAACCACAGATGCGCCAGCTCCCGCGCCGTCAGAGTAAACCATAACCTTAGCGCCAGTAGCGACAGTCACAGTAGAGCCTGAGCCTTGTTTGATGGTTATTGATTGTGAGCCTGTAGTGGCGTTCTCAATAACCCAAACCTTGGAAACAGTATTTGGGCCAAGAGTAATTGCTCTGGTTCCCGTAAGAGAAACAGCGGAAGTAATTCTTAAATAAAGAGATCGAGTTCCATCAGCCGTTGCATTCGGCATGGTAAATGTTTCATCAGCATCAGCAGACATCTGCTTTGTGCCATAACTAAGAGCATCTGCTACCAAGCCAAGATTAGCGTTTGTGGAAGTACCCCACGTTCCGCTTTCATCGCCTGTTGCAATTTCCTTTAGCCTTAAATCGTTATTGTAGGTTGCCATGCTAATACCTCAATTAAGTTCTTACTTCTGTCCAATTCGGAGTTTGAGCGGTTGATATAACCTGCCAGTTAGGGTCTTGAATAGGAATAATGTCTTCCCATATTAAAATTCTTCCAACTTCACCTGTGGCTGATACACCCACAAGATTTACATTTGTGAAGCTATCGACTGTTACAGAGCCAACAGACGCTGTTGCTGACAAACCAGTAACAGGGACTTCAGTTATCAAGTCAACAGTAACGCTGCCTACTTGTCCTGTAGCCGCCAGTCCAGTAACCGAAACATTAGCCTTGGCGGTTACTGTTACTCCTGATATGCCACCAGTAGCAACAAGACCTGTTAAATTTACTACTGTTTCGCTTTGCGGAAGAGCAACTCCCACACTACCTGTTGCAGTAACACCCGTAACCGAAATAACAGCATTGTGGTAAACGGTAACACTTCCTACCGCTCCAACTCCTACTAAGCTGTTAAGGAAGACAACGCCTTTAGCGTCAACGCTGGCAGAGCCTACTACTCCTGTGGCAGCGAGTCCGGTTAAATTAACGGTTGCCCCGCCAAGAACGCCTGCTACCCCTACCTCACCTGTAGCAGATAGACCAACAGATGATCCCCATGCGTCTTCTCCCCACGAGCCTCTACCCCAGCCACCAAGGTAGATAATAGCATCTGGGTTTTCGCCCCACTCTCCTGAACCCCATGAGGAGCGACCCCAACCAGCCATTAGGCTATCCTAATAATCGCATTGTTCTGATCGTTTGTAGGGAAAACAATTTTAAAATCACCAGCGGTAGATGTCTGGTCACTTCCAAAATCTAAAACCACACAGGTAGGATCGCCAGCGGCTGTGTCATTAAAAAGTAACGCGCCCCTTGCGGTAAAAGATGCTGTACTCCATGTCAGGTCTGCAAAATCAGTAAAGCCTGTTGTTCCTCCAGTTGTAGGAGTTACATTGGTTAAAGGCTTGCCTTTAGCAACATACCCAGTTCCTGTAATTTCATTAGCAGTCGTGTAGGCTGTGGTTGCGGCGTTGAATGTCGCGCTATTTGTATACAAGGCAACATTAAAAGTATTCCCTGTACCATTCGTAAAGTTGTGAGTAGCCTTTAGGACTTCAGCCTTAAAGCTGGTACACATGTAATTTCCTGTAAATGCCATCAGAGTCTCCTTATTTGCTCGGCCAGAGATTTTTCTCCAGCATCTAACAAAATATTATAAATAGTTGTTCTTTCGCTTTTTGCCGCTTGCTTCATGCTATCTAATACCACGCTCTGCACCCTGCCCTTAAAAGCCTCTGCCTGCTGACGTATTACTGGATCAGCCGTTGCCGCAACAGAAATAATTTTATTAGCGCAGTCAAGAGCAAGCTCTTCAGGAGTAAAACCTCTATTGCTGGAAGTCTGCACCATTACAGAGCCAACACTACCCGCCAAGTCAACAGTTAACATTAGATTCTTGCGCTCCTAACAGTTCCCGAACGATAGTTGTCGGTAGTATCGTAGCCTTCGCCCAAGGACTTCAGCCTAGATACAGCATCTTCAAATTTAGCATTATACCACTGCATCTGTTCAGGCTCCCCTTTAAGAAAGGTATACCCTTCAACAAGACACGCATACAACAAGGTCATCTCGGCATTAGTTCCAAGCCAGCTTGTTCCTGAAGCTGCTAGGGCTATAGACTGAGGCTCAAACATAAAGTGCAGCTCAGCGGCAAAATTAGCCGAAGGAGTCGGGGCTACTATAAAGTTATACGCATCAAACATGCTGTAGTATTTAGGCGCACCCTCAACCGTAGACACAGGGTAAGCCTCTCGCATAAAGTTTACATCTTTAAAAAGAAGAAACTCCGAGCCGTTATTCTCAATAGCCAAAGAGTACGGGGCAAGAAAGTCTGTCGGCATAGCCAAGTAAGGATTTCCCTTTGAAAGGGTTCCTGTGACGTTCTTTCGTAAGTCAGGAATCTGAGCAGTTCTTAATATTCTTTGCTCAGCCTGCTGAATAATCAAAGGAAGATTATTAACAAAAGTAGTCTCCGAAGACTCTAAGTAGTCTTGGATAGCTGATTTTAATGTCGTAAAAGTAAAAGCCATAATTATTTCTTCTTAGGAAAACCTTTCTTCATATTTGAATAAGCTTTAGGGCTGACCGTGCTTTTAGATTTTGGTCTACTAACACCTTTCTTTTTTCTTGCGTTTATATTTGCGTATAATCCTTGTTTAGCCATTCGTAACACTCCCCACAGAGCCTATAGAAGATATCCCCGCCAGCGACACAGTAGCGTCAGGGCTGGTAATTTGTACCGTCACAGAGCCAACATGACCTGAACAGTCCAGACCAACAGTTCTGCTGCCCATAGGAGTATTGCCGCCCCCTACTGGGTTCCACGCAAAAAGCTGCCTGCTTTGAGCATAGCCGCCATCAGGTCTTGGGTCTCGCAAAGCCTGCGGATCAGACATGTTAATCATGCCCAGCTTCCACTGAGGATTGTCTACGTCAAGCACATCGCGACCTACCAGCATTCCGTTAGGTCTGCCTGCCTCTATTTGAGGAACAAGGTCGCGAAGAGGATAACGAAATCCAGTTCTATCGCAATAGCCAAAGGCATGTTTACCGCTTGCAAAGCTGCTCATAAATATTGATACCCGCCCGGAACAACGTACAGAGCGGCCTTTTCTCTTGCAGAGTCAGAGGCCATCGTCCACTGCTCCTCATAATTTTCTTTCAGAAAAGGAATTCTTGCCTCTGCTTGAGGCTTCTTAATAGCAAGCATATAGGCCAGCCCAGCTACTAAACATGGCAGAAAACGTGCCGGAACATCCATATCTAAAGATGCTGGAGAACCTGAGTCTTCTACTTTCTCCATGTAATAATACCCAAGAGTCCACGTTTGAGAGGCATCTGGAACAGGCCATACGTTAAAGCTGATACCAGTAGGCGCTCTCTCGATCCAATACTGGATAGGTCGGCCCTGAAGAAGCTTGTTTGTTTGTTGAGAATAAGTAGAAATAGATATTCGCTGCATAGTCAGGTCTGACTGCCTGCTGACATCACCCGCGTTGGTTCTCATGAACGCTTCTATTATGTCTAACTTCTCACCACTAAGGGCATATACTCCAACTCCGGGAGTTAGCGTTAACGATGCATTTTTCACTGCCCAAAGGTTAAGACCTCGGTTCTGCCAATCAAGCATCAAAAGGTCAAGACTGCGCCTTGCGGTTCTGTAATCAAATCCAGCGCGAACTTCTAGGCCACAACGCTCATAAGCCTCTTCAATGATATCGCCCAGATCAAGATTAAAAGCATAAGTTCCGCTAGTTGCCATTAAGTATTCCTGCCTTTCGTATGGCCCTGAACGGCTGCGCCGTCACCCAGCCTGCCTCCAGAAAACATTTTTTTATTTATGCCAGCTTCACTCATGGCAATAGCCATAGCCTGATTGCGGTCAGTTACCGTTTTGCCAGAGCTAGACTTTAGCTTCCCGTCCTTAAACTCGCCCATAACATAACCAACCTTTTCTTTACCCTTCATAAATCACCACGCCTTACAAGACCAATACCTAGCTGTAAACACATCATTAGCCGTATCGCACTTATGACGCGCATGAAAGCTTTTCTTACGAGCTGGCTGATCCTTCTTAATGGTCATATTGGGATCGCCAAACCTAACAATTTTGATCTCATCGCCCTTCTTTGCAAGAACTGCTGACTTCTTGTTCTCGCCGGGAGTGCGCTTAGGCTTGTTATATCCAGAGAACGACTCGCCTCGGTACTTTATACCGCTCTTGTTTCTGGTGACATCTCTAGTAGTAGCCATAATTAAACACTTTTGCAGTCTCTTACGCCTTGAACGGCCACGCCTGATCCGCGAGTCCGGCCACCAGCATTCATTTTAATACTTCTATTTGCTTTTTGAGAGGTGACTCTTAGGTTGGATGAGCTGTTGTTGCGAGGATTTCCGTCACGATGATGAACATCAAGGCCATCTCCTCGGCTTACACGACCATCACTCTCTAGGGA